CTCCATGGTTTACCAAGTTTTATCACTTCAAATTTAGCTTGTTCAATATTAGCCTTGTCTATACTTATTGTGAGACCTTGCATTGGTTTTATATAATATGCACAGGCAGTATACATCTCTTTTGCAAAGTCTGGATAAACATTTGCATAGTTATAAGGATACAACAATATGAGACTATGACATTCTTTTAATAATAATTCATTACTCCAGACTTTGGGACTAATAACAATGTTATCAAATAATGAAAATTGTTTATCTGACAAGTTTATTGTCCCATTTGTTTCAATGCCGATTTGATACTTATAATAAACCTTAAATTCTAATGTTAATAAAATAATCATATCTAAAAAAAGAAGGGGTTCTCCTCCAGTGAATATAATATATTCTGTATCTTTTGCAAATTTTTTTATTTCTTCAACGGCTAATCCTAAAGGATAATTTTGTTTTGCATCTGTTAGTTTAAAATTTTTATTACAGAAAAAACAATTCATATTACATGCACCTATAACTACATAAGTAACATATTGACCAATGTTAAATGTATCCTTTTGAAAAGCATTATAAATATTTTTTATTGGTATTAATTTATTCATCAATACTCCAATCTTAACAAAGTATTATCTGTAACTGTAACACTTAAAATTGGTACTTGCCTTAATTTTAAAATCTCAAAAATTCGTTTAGCAATAAAAAATTTTATTATTGTAGATTTATACATAATTTTATTCCTATTACTACTAAAATCAATAATGAAATAAGCAACCACAGTAATATAAAAATATCTTGGATTAATTTTATTCTATTATACCCATAACATATATGATTTATAAATGCTATAAATATAGATAAAAGTAAACTAATTGGTATTAATATTATAATCAATTTTAGTATGAACATTGTTTAAACTCCTTTTTACTGTAATTAATAAGGCTACCATTTTGTTAATTGCAGTCAGTAAAGTTCTAATTAAATATTTTGCATCACTTGGTAACTCACAAGCGAGTATATTTTTTGTTCCCTTTTTTGCCAATAAGACACTGTTCCATACTGAATTAGCGTCCGAACATTTAATACCTGTAACAATATATAAAGGGCAATATATACAATAAGTATCATATACAATATTTTGGTAAGGTATATTTTCATTGTAAAAAAAACGTTTACAATACTCACAAGCACTACCATGTATTTTAATATCTTCTAACATATATAAATTCTTAATTGGTATAAAAGGCTCATCAAACATATCATACAATATTTTTTTGCAAATATTTCTATTTTCTATCCAGTGTACTATAACTTGATCGTGAATATTATTCATAATATGAACCGCCATACATTTACTATAATATAAACATTATCTAAATTTACCTTTTATAAAATTCTTTAAACGTATATTTAGTATAATATCCTCTCATTAACCAAAAAAACCTAAATTTTCTTATTAAATCAAGATTCCAATATTTACCAATATAAATATCTTTTTTATCTAATTTATTAAGGGGAACAAAACACTGGGGATAAGGTCGAATACCTAATTTTTTACAGGTTTCCATTCTAAAATTAGCTTCTTCCAGTGTATCTGTAAAATTAAATAGAACATAAGCCATAATTTTCTTTTTTGCTATCTTATTTTTTAAAAGTAACTTAATAGCATTAATAAATTGTTTTTCTTCTTCTATTCTGTCAAATGCTAATCTTAATCCAGATTGTTCAAAATTAGCACAAGATAAAATTAAAGCTGTATCTTCATCTATTAATTTACAATCAAGTCCATTGTCAAATACTAATTTCATTTTATGAGTATTAGAAAATTCAATAATATCAATTAAATGTTCTTTTGGCCAACTTGATAAATTATTATCTGATACCATTAATATTTTCTTTTCAGTGTCTATACATTGTTGCCATTTAGTATTTAACCAGCGCTCTTTTTCTATCTTTTTAACAGCACAGTAAGCACAACTATTTGGACAGCCCCGTGTAGTAAATACAAATGAATACTTTTTAAATTTATCTTTACAATTAAAATAATTTATTTCGGGTTTAATATAATCTAATATTGTAGAGTATCCACAAAAAACATCAATACTATCCTTATATTTATTAGTAAATGTATCAGGCATTAAAGAAGCAAAAATACCTCCAATAATTATTTTACCATTGTATCCATTATATAATGCCTGTTCTATTGAATTAAAAACATTTTCAGAGTAATAAGTAAATAAACTTGTTATACAAATTAAATCACTCTTTTTATTATAATTAAAATAACAATTTTCTATACCCTTGTAACCTGCAATTTTAGCTAAACCAAGTGGGGGATATTTTGTTATATAATTAGGTTGAATTAATGTAATTTTTTTACTATTATCTAATCTATTTAATAATTGTTTTTCTGTAAGTATCATATTTTATACTCTTTTAAAAATGAAAAAAACCATGAAATTATATCAACTGTCCAACAATTTCCTATCATTTTTTTACGTAATGCATCAGAATAACCTTTTGTATAATTCTCTGGTAATGTCTGTAATCTTTCTAATTCAATACAGTTTAAATTTCTTAATTTATCAATTACCTTATCATAAATAACTGTTGCACCAAAAGGTTGGTGTACAGTAGTCGTGATACACTTACTTTTTGTATTTAAAGATTTTATTTTAATCTCTAATTTTTTTTCATTAATAATTTTTATAAAACTATTATACAATAATTTATTTTCTTCTGTATAACAAATTATATCTTTTAAATATAAATTTTTATCTTTAGGTAAACCAATAAAAGGAATATTTGTCCAGTATAATCTATCTCTATTTTGTGCGGAAACAAGTGATGAATTTATGTTTACAAAAGGTATATTTAAATAACGTGATACAATATTGCTACTTTCTTTTTTCATTATAACATTTTCAAGCAAAAAATATTTTGGTTTACATATTTTAATAGCTTCAAAAAAATACAAAATTAAGTTACTTCTTTCATCATCAAATTTATGTTGTTTTCCAGCAATAGAAAAACCTTGACAAGGTGAACCACCAATAATTAGATCAATTTCTTTATATTTATTAAAATCTACTTTTGTAATATCACCAATAAATATAGTTTTTGGAAATTTTTTCTTTGTCAATTCAATACAATTTTTATCTACTTCAGAACTATAATAATGTGTATATGGTATTTTAACTCTTTGTAAAGCTAATTGACCACAACTTATACCATCATACAAACTTAATATTTTCATACTATTTAATATCTCCATCCATATTAATTGATAATAACCATTTTTTTAATTGTATAATAAATTTTATTCTATTATCAATATTTTTCATAGTCAATGTAAAAACATTTTTATCTGTGTTAGTATTTTTTAATTTTTTATTAGAAGAAAAATCTAAGTCTTTAATTTCATCAGGAGAAAATCCGGTCAGCTCTAAATATGGTTTCATACGTTCACTTGTCAATGTTGTATAAAGTAGTTCATTATTCCATTTACCAGATTCAAAACTTTTATTATCAACTATTCCATAAGCATTTGCAATCTCTATACAACCAAAGTCAATAAATTTAACTTCTATAATTTTTTTCTTTAAATGCTTTAAAGCATGCCAAGTACGATTCCCTTTACGAATTTCATTATCTTTTATATACACTATCACTGGAGAGATTTGCCCAAAAGGTTCAATGTCTTTTACTAATGATAATATTTCTGATTGTGTAATTATACGATCATTTCCTTTCCAAGGTTTTATACTATTAATTTGTACTTTTTTAGTTTGTGCATTTTCAATATTTTTTTGTAAAGTCTCTAAATTAATCATTTAAATAACTCCTTTATAATTCAATTTCTTCTGCATATTTTTTTATTTCCTTTGTTAATTCATTTACAGGTATTTTTTTTAAACCAACTTCTTTTAATTTATTAAGCGACTTTTTTACTACTGCAAATAAATTATTATCAGTATTTTTTATTGCAATTACTACTCTTTCTAGTGCTTCATATTCTTTATTTAAGTCCCCACTGCATGACATACCTGTACTTAATTCACTTATTTTAAAACGGTTAATATTTAATTTTGATTTATGCGTAAAAAAATATAATCCTTTATATTCATAAATATTTATTACGTTTACAGGTGTAATGTTTAATTTTTTATCTGTATGTAAATTACCAATAGTAATAAATAATCTTTTAATCATTATAAACCTCCGTTATTTCTAAAATACGTTTAATTTTATCACTTACTACCCAACCATATTTTAAAATATTAATTTTCTTACGTATTAATACCTTCATTAATGTTAGATTTTCTAATAATCTTTGAATAGTGATATTTGGTAAATTAGTTTTATTTGACAAATACTCTATATCAAAATAACTTGTATTATTAAAACCCTCTTTTAAAATTTCTTCATGCCTTGATGGAATAGTATGTAAAGCTAATTTTTTTATCAAATTATAATCTGCTTGATCCGTTATTTTTTTATTTTTAAATTGGGCAAGTGCTAATTTCGTTTTTGTAAATTGTTTTGCTAATCGTGTACCTAATTCTTGAATAGGTTTATGTGTAATTTCTTTTGAAAATTTTTCACGGATTACACTTGAACGTAAATAAGCCACTAATTGTGCTAATGCAACAATTTTGTCAATAAATTTGTTATTTAACTCAGGAATAATATCAAATTGTTGTATTAAAAACTGCTGTGCTATAGTGTTTAGTTCGTTTCTCATTGCAATTTCATTATTAACATTGAGAATTGCTTTTTTTATTAATTCTGTAGTGTCCTCTGGAAGATAAGCTTTCCATGTTAAAAACCGTTCTCCCATTGCTGTAAATGAATCTGTATATTGTTCAATTACAGGAGTTACTCCAGCGATAAAACCAAATTTACTTATATAATGTCTTTCTAAATTGGAAAAATATTTATCAATCCTGCCATCAAAAATATCTCTAAACACTCCAAAAATTTCATCCCTTGCGATAGGATTCATATTCAGTAAAGCTGTAAGATCTTTTGTTATTAATACCTTTCCATTTAATTTTGGTATAAGGGAATTATCATTATTAGCTCCACCCATACCAGAAACTAAGCTCGCACTTGTTAATGATGTTGTTGCTAATATTTTATTACAATTTATAAAACTCATTAATAATTCACTTTTAGTAAATCCTGGTGGAGCTACTAAAAATAACCATACAGGATCACCTTGTTGTCTATTTGCCAACACAACACTATATAAAATATCAATGATATCATTATTTTCTAAATGAAGCCACTTATTATAAACCTCATAAACTTTTATATAATCTATTGGTACTATTTTAGTTGATATTATTTTATTGGCTGTATGTCCATTTAATACAAATATTTTACATCTTATTCTTATAGCTAAATGTAAAGATTTACACTTTAATTCATTATCTTTATATAACTCCCTTATATCATATCCTTTTGGTTTCTTTTTCCATTCAATATATTTTAATTCTCTGCATATTGGAAAAAGAATATTTAAAATTTTATTTCTTCCTTTTTCTCCTGCTTCATCATTATCTAAAAGTAAATAAACTGCTTTTTCTTTTAGATAAACTAACCATTCATTTTTCCAAGTATTCGCACCTGGTAAACCAAGACAATTAATTTTTAATTTTAATTCATTAATCATTTCTTGGATCACCATTGTATCCCATTCACCTTCACATAAATAAACAGTTTCATATTCTTTATTATAATTCTGTAAATTAAAAATTTCTGCTTTACATGTTGATGTATTTATAAATAATTTTTTCTCTGTATTAAAAATTTTTATATTAATTATTTTATTATCTTCAGAGTACACTGGAATTAAATATTGATTATCCTTATTAATCTTTATATTAAATAAATTTAATGTTTTAATTTTTATAGATCTATTCTGAGATAATGTATTTAATTTATTATCAGCATTTTCAATAACTTCTTTTAAAAATGTTAAAAAGCCACCACTTTTTCCGCATTTTTTACAATCCCATTTATGAGTATCTATATTAATAAAAAAATGGTTATTGTCTTTACAAAAAATACAGGCACCAATAATATGATCTTCTGTTTCATTATCAGGAATAAAACCATGTTGTATAAAAGCATTAATTCCCTTGTTTAATTTCATTTGTAATCTCTTTCTTTGTAAGAGCCTCTAAAGACAATTTTAGTTCAACAAGTTGTTTTCTTGTAAAATATGAATATGTCTTTTTACCTGTTGGTAAATTTACAAGGGTACAAATACTTCGTATTAATTCTGGTCGTTTAATTCTTTTTTTCAAATTTTAACTCCTTTGAGTCATTCCAGTTGTAAATAGCTTTTTTATATTCTATCTCCAGTGGAACTGTTATTTTCTTAAATTTTGTCATTAATGGATTAATATCCTTTAAAAAATCCTGCATATACACCATTAATTTTAATGGATACTTAAATAATAATTGATCATGTATACATAAAATCATTTTAATTTCAGATTTCCATTTTCTCTGAAGTAAATCAAAAATTCTTATTTGTGCTTTTTTCATTATTTCAGCAGCAGTTCCTTGAATTATATAATCAGTAGCTACATAACATTTTGATGGTAATACTTGTAATTTTTTCCCAAAGAATGTCCTTATATAACCGTTTTCTTTTGCAAATTGTATACATTCATCCATAAATTCGTATAATTCAGGATATTTTGCTCTATCGTTTTCAACACCTTTTATTGTTTCTTCTATTGATAATTGTAAAGTTGTTGCCACTTGCTCTATTCCTGCACCATAAAACATGGCAAAACGCCCTTGTTTTGCGGCATTTCTTAGCATAACCTTAATAGTATCATTAGTTTCATTTATAAATTGATTACCATAAAAATTAATTGCACAATCGGTGTGAAAATCAAAATTATCATAAAGTAAATCAATTAATCTTTTTGATTTTGTACCTTGAACACCTAATCTCATTTCAATTGCTTTCCAGTCAGCGTCTATAAAAATATACCCTTTATCAGGAATAACTATTTTACGTGAAGGTATAGGATATAAATTTTTTAATGAAATTTCTTTGTTCATATTCATAAGAGATGGACTATTACTTGATTGCCTATGTGTTCTTGCTTGGATTGTATTTATATTAGTATGTATTTTTCCATTACTATCACAAAAATTAAGATATGATTTTAAAAGTGTTTTCCCTCCAGTGTATGAACGTTTTTTAATAATCCAATCTAATTCCTTAATAGGGTTTTTTGCCCTTTCTTCAAGTATAAAATCTTTTTCAGTAGTGTCTACGCTTTTTTTTAACTTTAATTCTAATATTCTTTTACAAATGATTTGACGTGAAAAATTTAAATGTTCGCCATATTCTTGATATATTTCACAATCTAACTTATATAACTCATTTTCCAGCCATTTGATTAAATCAAGTATTTTCTTTTTATCAATTAAAATTCCTTCATTTTCCATTTCATTAGCAATTTTTGCTACTTCAATTTCTTCATTATACTGTTGTAAATATTCTTTTTCTATGTATGGATAGAATGTTTTAAATAACAACATACCACGTTCACCATCTCTACGTTGATATTCATGCATTAAATCCTTTGGTACTTTATCATAACCATATTTTTTACCAATTTTCTCAACTTGTTTGTCAACATCAGTAGGATATCCACATAAATTATATGCCAGTACATCAAGAGAATGTTGCATCCATAAATTATTCAATAATTTAGACATAATTAATGTACAATGCCAAAGTGTATCCACTGGAATAAATATCCCTGTAAACTGTGTATATTTTAATTCAAATTTAAAATTATGGCATATTTTACTTTTAGTAATATCATCAAAATATGCTTGTAAATCTTTTTTAAAATTTTTATTTCCTTCTTTGTCAAAAATAGAAAAATCACCCATATCACTAAATAGTATATATGTAAATACGCTACCACCAAGATAAGGCGTTAACTTGGTAGTTTCATAATCAAAACAGATATGGGTGATTTTATTTTTCATAATATAAATGCCATTATTTCTTTTTTGGTAAAGGTTTCTTTTGAGTAGATTTTTTTACTTTTGCCTCATCTTTTATAAATTCAGATAATTCAAGATCATTCAGGTTCTCTATATCTTCTTCTGATAATTTATCTCTTATCAATTCAGCCTCTTTTATTGTTTCTATAAGCTGGTCTAATTCCATATCAACCTCATAAGAAAGACCAATACTTTCACATAACATCAACGCTTTTTCTTTTAGTTCATCAGTCTCATTGTTTACAACAGATTCAACACTTAATGCATTTTCAATAGCTTCAATAATATCGCTATCTTGCATTTTAGTAGTTACTTTAATATTACTAACTGCTTCATTATCAGAATTTACAATATACTCTTTTAATTTCTTTCTTGTCATAGTATTAAAATTATTTTGTACTTCTGTTTCTTCTTCTGTTTCTTCTTCTGTTTCTTCTTCTGTTTCTGTTTCTGTTTCAACAGAATCAGTATCAATTAATTCTATAATATCAATATTTAAATATTGTCCCGAATGACTAATTGATAATTTTAGTGTAATATCATAAGTCAGCACATCATCAAATGTCTTTGATAAATCTTCAATTTTATCTGGTAAAATTTCTGTAAGATTCATAATTTCGAACCAATTAGTTATTTTTAATAAACCTATTTCATTTATATTAATTACATCTCTAGCAGTTACCCCTTTGTATTCCCCTTCAGAGATTATAAATTCTCTATATAAATTTGTAGAATTTTTATTTTTTGAAAGGCCAAATGTAACTTTTTTAATTTTACAAATATATTCCCCTGATGGAATAGTTATTTGACCTCCTTCATTAGTCTGTTGTTTTGCAAGTCTATATGTTTCTTGCATGTTTTTAAGGTTCTGTAAATACGCATTGTTTGATAATTTTGCCATAAGCCATCTCCTTATTGTAAATAAATTGATTAAATTAACTTTTCAAAACTTGTAGCTTGTTTGTTTTGAAAAGCGTTTATAAGATTATTGTAAGCTTCTTCTGGATTATTCCCCATTGATATATTTATTATTGGTTTACTGGTTTTAGCAATCCAAAATTTAGTCATTCTTGTACCTGCATCAACATAGTCATTACCTCTTATTGTTAAATATCTATTTGTTTTATAATAATTGAAATATCCTAATAGGTCAACAGATGATTTTAAAATTTCTGACAATTGACCTGATATTAATGGTTCAATTCTTTGATACTTATTCCCTGAAAGGGATTCAATATCCCTAATTCTGGAGTGTGCTGTAAAAATAGGTTTTATCCCATAATTTATTATTTCATTTATTTGAGACGTAAATTCTCTACTTATATTTGACCAGGTGACACCGTAGTCTTTTGCCTCACCTGCTCCATCAATTCCTATTTTATCGCATATAAATTTAGAACAATAATTATAGGCTATTTGTACATTGTCAATTATAATATTTTTATAATTATGATTTCCTTTTTTTAATAATTCAATCGTATCAGTAAAATCTTGCCATTTAGTCATTGTTAATACATAACATTCAATTGAGGATGTACCTGGTTCAAATGCTAATATCAAAGTATCTGGAAATTGGGCACATAAAGATGTTTTTCCAATTTTGCCCTCACCATAAATCATTAAACAATAATCAGATAAATTTTTTGATATTGTTGTTTTTTCTGTTGGTAAACTTATACTTGGTATTCTAACTACTTCAATATTTTTATTAGTAAACAAATTTTTTTTTGGTAAAGGTTTTTTGTATACCATATTATTCTAACTCCTTATAAGTAAATTGTTTAATTTCATAATTATTATTTGGTTTACATTTCTTATTACAATAATTTAAATATTCACATTTAAAATTACCAATACAATGAAAATAATTAGGAACAATATTTAATGTTTCAATATCATCCTCAATATTTTCTTTAATTTTATGCCATAAAATTAAAAAATTTCCAATATCTTTTTTTGTATAAGTTACGCTATATCTCTTAAAATAGTACTCAGGTTCATTCAAAATTTCATCATAAAAACTTTTATCAAAACTTTTCTTTTGTGAATTCCTTATTATATTAATAATCATTTCATAGGTATTATCTGCACTTAACAAATAAAACATCGATTGAAAATCTAAATTTAAACCATCTAATAAATTATCTTCATCAATCCTACCTTTTGTTTTATGATCCATTAACGTAGTAATTCTATGCTTAGTAGATTTATATATTAAATCTTTTTTGCCACTTTGCCCATACCTATTATTTATAAATTTTTGTTCTACTGATAAAATAGTATGTTTCAAATCATCTTTATAAACTTCAAAATATGCTTTCATTGTAAAATAAACTTTTAATTTAATATTAATATCATCTTTAAAAAACATAGCATTATTTTTAGATTCATGTTCTATATACTTTGTTAATTGAGTATCATTTTTAAATGCTATACCATTTGTAGTATACCATCTTTCAAGTATACTATGCACAATAGTGCCAAAGTCTGTTTTTTCAGTTGAGGCACCTTTAAACGTTAATCCTGCAAGCTTTAAGTAAAATTTCCATTTACAATCAAAATAATATGCAACAATTGATTGTGTTAAACCATTTTCCTCAATAAACTCCATAATTTTTACAGATTGCTCTTTTGTTAAATTAATCATAAAAATACCTGTACACCTCTCTTAGTTTTTGTAAACTACTTAAATATTCACTGGAAGACCTTCCACCAGTCAAGTATATTATATTTGGGTCTGTAATATACTTGACTGGTTTCATTGTTCTAAATTGACTTTGTGCTAACCTACCAATTAAAATATAATAAGAGACATTTTTATCTTTTATAAATTCCAATGTATTATTATAACATGCATGCAATTCTTCTTTTTTTGGGTCACGTTTATGTTGAATATTTATTCTTGGTACACATAATAACGCAGAAGAAAAGATCCAATTAAAACTTAATAACCCACTTTTTTTTAGTAACTCATAAAATAATTGTCCTCCTTTACCAATAAATAATGATTTACATATTTCTTCCGTTTCTTTAATATAATCAGTAATAAATACTATAAAGCCATGTTTACTATGTATATCATTAATTTTAATATATGGTTCAAATCCTTCATTACGTTTAAATCTATGTAAACTACAATTTTTACAATTCATTTTAATCTTCCTTGTGTATATAACCCTAATCCAAGGGCATTTATTGCATGCTCAGAATAGGTATTTTCATCTAATTTTAAAATATTTGTAACTCTTATTAACAAAGCATTATATGCAAGTTGGCCTTTCCACGTATGTGCAGATACTAAATAAGTATTAATTTGTTTACTAATAAAAAATTCAAAATAAATTCCTACTAAATATGATAATAAAAATAGGTCACCTCTTATACCCGCCATATACGATAAACTTGATCCTCCCCATAATTCAACAGATTCAATATGTACATGATTAATATAATTTAAATATTTACCAATTTTACTACTTAAAAATAATCTCATTAGAGTCAATTTATGTTCTATTGTCATATCTTTTTTATGTTTATATTTATTAATTGTAAATTCTACTGTATCAATTAAATGATTATTATTAGTCCAAATTGCAATAGCTGTATTTAGTCCCGGGTCAATTGTTAGATATAAATTTTTCAATAAATTTCTGTTTTGCATATTTTTTTTGCAATCCTTTAAAAATATGAATATCGATAGATTTTTCGTATTGTAAATCTATTATTAATATAGAATCTTTTTTGTTCAGTGAA